TCTTCCGATAAATTTGCGGCGGCGATTACATATTTATCAGAACTAATTTTAACAACCCGCAATTCATTTATGCGTTGAATTAAATTGCTCGCATTTGCGTCTACCTGTAATTCAATTCTGCGGATACCCATAAACTCCGGACGTTCGGGGTCTCCATAATTGTCGGCAAACTTGAATCCGTAATATCTGTATGCTGTCGTGTTGGTAGCGGTAATATATTTAGGGTCAGCAACATCAGAGGCGGCGTGTCTGTCAAAAGTGGATTGTGAGGTTGTTAATTGAACCCAAGTTCCGTTGTTGGCATAAGTTAAGTCAGCAAAATCTCCGGCAGTATTTGAACCCCAAAAGGTAAAGTTTTGAACACCAAAACCTGACTGCGTTCCGTCGTGATGAAAATTTTCATAATATATTCTTTTAACTGTTTGCATTGAACCTAAATCTATGTGGAAGCGTTGATTTACTCCAAAAGCATTACCACTGGAAGCCCACGAATTATGGGAACCAGAACCTATTAACAAATTTGATGGGTCAGTAGCACGGAAAGCGCCATAAGCATCGGGATTAAAATAACTCGTCGCCTTAACATAGGTATCGCTTTGTTCCGGCGGATATTCAGAATTATAAACCGCAAGAATTTCTTTACTTAAAGCAGAACCTTTGCGTTTTTCAAGAATACCTTTGGCATAGGGGACAAGGTTTTTGGTGCGAAGTGTTTGGTTTTCGCCAATAGTGCGGGGGTCATTAAGTAAATTATTACCGCCGCTAAAATCTTTAAGTCCGAAAAATTGTGGCATATTAGTAGAAATTTAATGGGTGTGGAAAATAAGTGTTCTTATCCATTTCAACCTGACTGCCATCAGAACCATCATCTTTCATATTCCGGCGGAATTGAGATACCATATCTTTTAATTTAACCTCCTCTATTGTGGTATCCAACCTATCATATGAAAGAGCCGATATGTAGGCAACCTGTTCAATAACCTTATCGGGAAATTCAACCGTATCAGTCAGAACAAGCGTTCCGGCGGTTGCCCAATAGTTATAATATACAGTAAATGCTTCATTCGGGACATAGTAAAAATAGAGATTAGACCCCAAGACAGCACAAACAAACGGTGTTCCGGTAGTTGTTGGGTCAGATAGACGGTCAAACTTTTCACGCTCAATTACTTCCACCGGAACATAATTACCGTTACCGTCTTTTAACTTGACGGTGTTTAACTTCCAGTATCCGGTAGCCAATGTGATAGAACTCGTACCGGACGCCAACGATACCGTAGTTTCAGTCCGGCTAAAATCCCACCGGAACGAACGATATTGGTCATCCACCCAGTTAATTACATTCTGGATAGCATAGGTCTTAATTGTATCATCGTCGGCATTCGCACGGTCTAATGCTTGGTCTACATTTTCCTCAATGGTAACCATTCACACCTCACTTAATTTGCTTTTGCTGAACCTTTTATCTTGTCCCGATTACTCTTGTTCTTATCGGTTTCTCCGTGTGATACTTTTAAATCTTCTTTTTGTGATGCCATTTCAAGTGTGTTGATTTGTTCTAATCTTACATATCCGGCGTAAACCATCTTATCCATAGCACCTGAAATCTGTTCTTTGGTTGAACTGTCTGGTAAACTTACCCGAATATCAATCTTTTCCTGCGTTGCGTCATAAACCCTTGTGTAATTCAAAAGATACAATTCCCCGCTTTTTCTCTTTCTCATTTTGCCCCTCCTATTTGTTTAAAAAACTCCGAATAAGAAATCTTCGGAAAACTTGGGATATTACTTTTAACCGAAACATTGATAATATCCGCCTTACCCTTGAAATAATCGTGGTGTTCGGCAACGTCGTCTCTGACTTTTCCTTTTCGTAGGAAGATAGCGGGAGCAGGTTCTGCGTCATACCCAGACGGGCGTTTATACCACTCGGCATTGCCTTTCTTGTCCACATTCCAATCAAACCCCAAAAGGTATATCTTGTTATATCCGGCATAGAGTGCCAGGGATATAGCAAATATGCCTGTAAATTTTCTTTTTCCGATATATAATACGCCACGTTCAAGACCCCTCGTAAGTTTACTCTCATCGCCGTTTAAGTCCTTTACCATCGGAAATCTAACAACCTTGTCGTCATCTCTCGTATCGTGTAGTTGACAAGTAACCCTTATGCAATCGGTTTCTAATATCTTCTTGGTTACTGTTGGGTCTCTTTTTGTGCTGTCAATCCAGCAAGCGTATTTAGGTGGATACGGGATATGGCAAATAGCGTTATTGCAGGTGATAATATCAAGGTGTTTAATCTTCTTCCACAACCCATTCGATATTCCTTCCTTAACGGATGCCCCCCCGCCTACTATGACAACAGTGGACATTAAAAGAGCATACCTTTCGTGTGGTCGGTGGAAACAAGTTCCATCCTTTTTCGTTCATCCACCATATCGCTACGGTATTGCAAATCTCTGGCAAATGAAGGTGATACATTACACATACCACGATAAGGAACACCGTTAATTCTAATCTGATTCTTGACAAACACTCTTACCGTTTCCGGTTCGGATACGGATAATCCTTTTACTTCCTCTGGTATTTCTACCTTTTCTGGTTTAGGTCGGCACACACCTTTCGCCGCCCTTGCCGCCTTCATCTTTTCGCCGAATGCTTTTCTTTCTTCGGCTGTCCATACCTTTTTTTGTTTCTTCATAATTTATACCCCCTTTTTTTGTTGGACGGCAGAGGTATCAGCCCTGCCGCCCAAATGTTTCTACAACTTAGGTGTCGCTGTCGTGTGCCGACTGCACCTCTATTTTCCCCATAAAATCATCTTCCAGGATGACTGTCTTGAAGAAAAGTTTATAACCCGTCTTTCTGCGCTGTGCCAACACATCGGAGTCAGATGCTCCGGCAGGTGTCAGCGTTCTCTGTAATCCGGTAACTTCGGTAACACCGAATCCACCCCTACCAAATATCCAAACATTATGTAAGGTTTCTCCGGTTACAGGAGATACGGGGGCAGACGCACCAGAACCGGCGGACACTACTTCAACAGTAGAACCACCAGTTCTTCCGGTAGCACTTTGTCCAGCACAAAGAAGCGGCGTTGAACCAGTTCCTGAACCGCAATAGGCATCCCAGAGGTAGCCACTTGGGTCATCGGGAGTGGTTACAGCCATTGAATAACCTGTTGCGGGCATTTCACCTGTTACCCAGTCGGAAATAGACATCTTTAGCCGATAGGTCGGGTCATATCCCACACAACAGAACGAATGGCCTACGCCGGAGATAATAACTCCGCTATCGTAAGAACCGGTAGCCGCAACCTGTAACCCTGCCCCGTAGTATGTGCGGACAAAGTTACTTCTTAACCACCTTACACCCATCCACTTACCAATCTCACCCTTATAAAGAGGGGTCAGGTTGGAATACTGTGAGGCGTTGAGGAACTTGGCTTCAAGGATGATGTCCATTTCAACGCTTGGGTCAAGGATGCCGAGATAATTGTCGCCATCCTGTGGTTTCGCACCATTGTTACGCAGAGTAGCAACCATCCGAGCCACGACAGAGGTATTAAGAATACCCGTGCCGGACAATATGGCTCTACCGGAAACACCGGCACCATACTGGATGTTCGTTGCGCCCTCCAGAACAACCTGAATTTCCCTATCCATCAGTTCTGCGGCATTTTCACCAAGCAGTTCGTTGGCTTTTTGCATAACAGGGTGAGCCAATGTCAGAATACCAACATCTGACAAAGAAATATACGCACCCCATTGTTCCGCAGTTCCAGTAACTTCTTCGGTCGTCATAGACGAACCGTCTGGTGTTACTCCTTCGGATAGTGCTGTAACTGGAAGCGTTACCTTTAAGTAGCGTATCGCCTTCCAGATTTTAGCAGTTCCTCCAGCGAGGGTAAGTTTCTGACCGCACTGATAGAACCTTGTAGCATTCTCAATTATCGGTAGGGTTTGGGCGGCTAAAATAGAATTCTTGTCGTCGCCGATTGTCCCTGTTCCCGATGTCGTGAGATTTGTATATGCAGTAGCCATTTGTTGTTTTCCTTATTAAATAGGAACATCTTTTAATCTTTCAACCGTTTCTTCAAGTGTTTCCGGTTTCTTCTTCTGGTGGCTAACTTTATCCGCCGTCCTTGTCTGTGGAATAACCGCTGGAATTTCCGATTCTTTTTCCACATCTGGTGCGACTTGTTTTTTGCCACCCTTTAACGCCTCTTGCCCCTTCAGGTGAGTGAATATTAACGAACGTGATACAAATTGTCCGTTGTTAAGCATATCCCTGTGGATGTTCTCAACTTCACCCGCATACTTATCATAATCCTTAAACTTCGGATTATCTTTGGCTTCCATTAGGTCAAGTTTATTAGCAAGACCGCCAAGTGCTTTCTCAATGCGTGTGTTCTTATCTGCCAATACTTTAACCGCAGGGTCAAGATATTCTGTTTCCGGTTCACCAACAGGAGGTTTTTGATTCTGTTGCATTTGCTGAATCGTTTTAAGGGCTACATTAAGTTGCTCTTGGTTTTGCTTACGAGATTCAACCAATTCCCTTATACGCTCATTTGCACGACCTTCCTCTTTTGGCTCCGGTTCTGGTTCCGGTTCCGGCGTTGGTTCTGGTTCCGGCGTTTCCACTTGTTCGGTTGATTCCGAAGAGGTCGAATCTTCGGTATTTACGACCTTTTCTTCTGCCATTATTCCTCCGTTTTACGTCCAGCGGACGATAAGAAATTAACAATATCTAATTCCGCTTTTTCATCACCGGCGGAATCTTCGGCGAGTTGTTTCTTGATTCTTTCTACCATTGCTTCCGGAACTTTTTTCAATCGTTCACATACGAAAAGTTGTATCTGCGCTTTTTTTACTTCCAAATCAGGCACCCTATAATCTCTTATGGCTCGTTCGCATAACTTAATCATAGAGTTTAAATCATCACACACCTCATTCCAGAAATCTCTTGCTCCATCTACCGTTAAATGGGCAAGTTTTTCCTTTAATGCCTGCTCTAAAACTTTGTCGTTCATATTTTAACGCCCGGGTGCTTGGTTAGCACCGCCGAGATTTGCGGCGGCTACCGAACCGAAGTCATTGGCTTGTTGGTTAGTGGGGGGTAATGGCATATTAGCCGGTGGGTTTTGCCCACCAGAAGGAGGGGGTATCGTTCCCTGCCCACCCCCCAGCATAGGATTGCTCATTTGTTGCGCTAATTCAAACTTCGCTTTTTCTTGTGCTATATGATTCCGTGTGTGTTTAATAAATATATTTAATATCGCCTCGTCTGTTATATTTTGACTTCCGGCATTATGAGTCATTATATGGTGTATCCCATTATCTCTTGGGTTGACCTTAACTTCTTTGCCGTTAGCCATTATCTCATTTTCTTCCTGCGGGTCTATTTCTATGTTTTCACCGTCATCTATGATTACATTTTCATTTCCGTTATACCCTAATGAACTCCACGCTATTTCCAACATACGCCCGAAATCAATCCGCTTGTTTCCCATTACCTGCGGTGGTATGCTGGATGCTACGCCGATAAGGTTAATGGTTTGCTGTCCTTTAATATAGATATTCATTGACTGTGTAGAACCGAGCCAACGGAACATATAATCTTTTTTGATAATCGCACCCCCTTTATTGCCTAATTGAATATAATTGCCATTGACGCCTAATATACGCCTAATATCCGCAGGTTTAAGATATATCTGGTCAAGCCAAAAAGTCTTTTTGGCAATCGGTGTAGTAAAACCATATTCAATATCAACCACCGTAGAGGATATGAATTGACCCAACATTCGGGCAAAAGTATCAATTTCTGTAGCGGTAGTCCTCTTGGTAGACATCGGGTTCATACCGCCGATATTACTATTTTCCTCTGTCCAAAATTTAAGTTGACCAAGCAACTTAAGTCCAGACTGTAAGACATCCGGCGGTCTGTCAAACACAACGGCGTCCGGTTCACATTCCCATTTGGCTCTCGGTTTAAATACACAAGAAGCGGGGTTGTTTACTCTTGCTGTGTCCATCTTGACAATAGGGTTTTGAATAAGTATGCCGTTGTCCAAAACAAGATTAGCGCAGTCATTTGTAGCGTATTGTAATCTTTGTGCCATTTCTGGGGTAGAGTGTCCACCATAAAATGATTTAGGGTTACGGGTTAACGCCATACCCGAATACGGAGTAAAGGAAAATTTCTCTCCGCTTGGAGTCTTATATTTCAATGGAGATGGTGTAACCTGTATAATAATCTTCTTGGTGGGGTCAAAGGTAATACATACCGGTTCACGCTTGCCGTCTTTTAATTCTAATTGTGTCCACGATTCCACCAAGTCATAGGTAGGGAGTTTCTTTTTTGTTTCTAATGTCTGATTTACACTCTTTTCCTGTTTGGGTGTTTCTCCCTCATTTGTGCCTTCTTCCGGCAAATGGTCTATATTCTTATACTTGCCTAAATCCGCCATCCGTTCTAATTCCCATCGGTCTACAATCATCCGTTCAAAGGTAATCATCGCTTCATCGGGACAACTCACTGTGGTAGGATAAAGGTAGAAATCTTCCAAAATAGAGAGTGCTACAAATCTCTGACATCTCTCGTAAGGGTCAAACCACTGCTTACCTACACAAGTTCCGGTAATCAGTAAATCACGCAGATTTGCCTTAATTTCAAGCGGGAATTTCATTTCCTCTAATAACTGGAAAACAACCATATCCTTTACGGCTATTGAATAATTATCGGGCGTTCCAGGCATAGAAGTAACACCTAAAAAATTATCAGTGGGAAATAGTTTTCCGGTTATATTCTGGATACCCTCATCAATATTCTTGCTGACTATGGGGAGATAAATATTGGATTGACCCTGATAATAACGGACATCAACGTATGTTTTCCAAATGTTATAAAATTGAGTCCATCTATCTTCAATCTGTTTACGGTCATCACGAACTTGCTGGTAAACATTAAAACAAAGTTCACCCGCCCTTTTATTTATAGCATTATCATCCGCAAGGTTAATTATTTTTACCATTTTTTTCTATACATTAGTGTTTTACTCATAATTATAAAACGGCGAAGCCGTCCACCCCCCACACTTTCCTTCTCTTTCCCTGCTTACTCCTTCAACCCTGCCGCCTTCTTCCCTTCCGGTGATGTTGTCTTTAAAGATTAAAGATATATATATTATCACCGTTTAGGGTGTCGGAGCAGAGAGGGTGTCGCTTAACCCTCTATATATTATATCACTTAACTTGGAGTTATGCACATCTTTTGCACAGGCAAATTAAAAATTAACCTGGCTATCTGACAGGCAATCTATCGGTATTTCTGAACCACTGCCTGCGTCTTGGTGTGTATAGAACTTCGGATTTATAAGACAAGCCGCACCAATACAGTCAAGTGTGTGGTCATTGCGTTTCTCCGGTTCTCCGGATTTCTCCCTACCCCAATTTTTAAACTCTTTTATTGTATTTGGTAATCCCCTATGTATAAATATCTTACGATTATTAAGCCGTGTGATGGCAGCGTTTATCTTGGTTTGTATTGCCGTTTTAGGCCAGGGTGTTAAAGGTGAGATACCGCAGTCAATATAAACCCTGAAATCTGTCTTGAAATGTGCTTGTGCTGAACGGGTATTGGTTTGCGGGTCAATATAGGTTCTAACATACCGCTCCCGGCCGGACATCTCTTTAATTGCCTTACAATTATCCTGGATAGTTCTATTCCGGCAGTAATATTCACGATAGATGTGGTATTCCTCATCAGGCGATATAGCCAACCAAATACACGCCTCCGGGTCATTTAACCCGTGGTCTATAAATCTATATCGTGGCCAAACATCTGGAACGTGAAATGGTTGTAATAAGTGAATATTATCATTAAATTCTTTATAAATAAGACCGGCAAACTTAATAAACTTTCCCTCTAATCTTGCATCCATCTCATCAACTGAAAAACTACCCCTGATTCTATCTATTTCCCTTTTGTTGATATTGTTTGAGTTTTCGGAAGTGGCTCCAAAAAAACACTCTATTTCTAAATCAGAGTAGGAATTAAGGAATATCGCATCATACATCCACGATGAGTGGATTGGAGTTAATGTTCCCCAAATATCACCCTCCTCATCAAGTGTCCTCATTAGCGTTTCACCATAAATATCCTGCGGTATATCTTCATCTAATGCACCATATCTAATGGCACGACCGGTAAATTTTGTTACTCCACTATCGGCGGACTTGAAAAATATCTCACTCCCATTATCAACTTCCATTATCCGTTCACGCTCACGCCACCTGGAAATATGATGTTCTCCTAACAAGCGCCGGATTTTCGGCTCCATTATTTCCCTGCTTAAATTTGCATCTGGCGATATTACCCAACCAATATTAGGGGTTTCTATTTTGCGGTGTGGGTGCTTTCCGGTGGCAAACCGGACAACCTCTGCCGCTGACAGTTCACTCTTACCGCTCCGGTTGCCGCAGAAGCACCATCTGTTTCTTTTTTGGCTTCTACTAAACTTATCCTGAAATCCACCAATTAAATTAGGAACGAAAAAATCTATCGGTTCTTTACCTTGCGCTTCAACCAATTTCCGTAAACGGTTAAGGATTGGTTTTAAGCGTATCAGTTTCTCGTTTTGGTTTATCTGAACCTCCCAATAATTGTATCGCTTATTCCTTCCATACAGACATTTCTTTCATATTCCCTGCTGTCTAAATAACCCCAAATATTATGTCCGTTTGGTTTACCTTCTGCCAACCAACAAAGGTGGTTTGATAGCGGATAACGTTGTATGTGCTGTATGTCCCCGCCCTCAAATCCCGCCTGTCTTATCAACTCCGCCAATGTGTTCTCGTTATAAAGAAATGGGTGGCAAGTCCAATAGGTAAAACCGGCAAACTCCTTGCAACGATAAAGCGAAAGTAAAACGTCATTACTATTCGGCGTTTCTATTATTAGCGTTCCCCCGATATTTAATTTCTTCCGCAATTCAATCAGCGTGGTTCTGGGGTCAAGTAAATGTTCTATGGTATGAAACATAGTAATGACATCAAATTTGCGGTCTATCTCGGCAAGGGAACGATAGATGGGAACTTTCGGTTCGCCGTCTTTCACTATCCTCTCTTTCACTAATAGGCACGGTTCAAGCCCGGCGGCATTTTTTGCTGTCCACCTTGCATAATACCATAGGAAATTGGAATTACCACTTCCAAAATCAAGCAGAGATTTGCCAAGAGTAATATCGTGAATATAATCAGCCCTGCGTTTATCATCAGCGTTTAATTCTGTTTCGTGTAGGCAGGTATTCGTATAATCTACCTCTACTTGCTTTGATAAATAAACAAGACCACAGGAAGCACATTCAAACGGAAATATATCAGGATTGTCCCTGCAATTTCCCATACGGGTAACATACTGATTACTACCGCAGAGATAACAAGTCATTTTAACCCCGAAACCCCCTGAACGCAACGTTCTTATTTATCAAAATATCCTTTAATACACCTACCATTTTCTCGCCTGTCTTATTGTAATAGTTCCGCAATAATTTGGCGTTGGCTTCATATAATAAGCGGTGAAATTCGTCATCCGGTATATCGGTAAAATTTACCGCCAGTAAATCTGAATTGATATGCTTATTCTCATAGAAGTCCTCTATGTCTTTCAGTAATCCCTTCTCTATGGCGTGGTAATAAAGTGGAGAACCTGGGTATGGGGTAACGGGTCGGATTGTCCGTATCTGTAATTGGTCGTCATACTTCAAAAGGAACTCCACGTCTTTATCCAGTATCTCTTTCGTTTCCCCAAGATTGCCGAATATTACATTAAGACCGGGGCTTAACCCTTCCGCCAATGTCGCCTCTATCCCCTTGATTATCTGGGCTACCGTCAGGTGTTTATTCATTCGTTCCAATGCCCCGTCATCTAAACTTTCAATGCCGTAATTGATAAACACGCACCCGGAACGCTTCATCAACTTTAATAATTCCGGCGTGGCATAATTTAACCTGCCATTACAAGCATAGTTAATGTTTAATCCGGCTTTGATAAATCCTTCCGCCATTTCGGCAGCCCTTTTAACCGAACTCATCAGCAGTTCGTCAAAAAAGTCAATAAAGGAAATATGGTAGTCCTTCTTTAGTATCTGCAATTCTTCAATTACCCCTTCGGTAGAACGTGGTCTAAACCCCTTGTCAATGCGGTAACAGAAATTACAGGCAAAGGTGCAACCCCTGCCGGATACAGCCCCCATACTTCGCTGGTTTGGCTTGATACCGGAATTGCGGTAGGTGGAATAATAGTCAACATTAAATAAATCCCACGCAGGATAGGGAATGCTGTCAACGTCTTTGATAAGTTCACTTCTGCAAACTATTCCGTGCGAAGAGTTTGGCTTTTTCTTACTTGGAAGAGTGGATAATAAATTAACAATACTTTCTTCTCCCTCGCCAACCACGATGGCGTCAACCCCAAACTTGCGGAAAAAATATTCAGGGTCGGGTGATACCAGATGACCGCCCAAAACATAAAATGGTCTCTGTTTAGAAGTATTTATCGCCGCCGATATTTTCTTCATCTTCCCGTATTGATAATAACCGCCGCAGGCGCCGGAACCGATGACATCGTATCTATTCTTGTTTAGAAATTCAGTCAGATGGCTTTCAGGATAATGATAGATACCCTGGTCATACACATCTACTGTATGCCCTGCCTTACGTAATGCGGAGGCAACATATGCCAAGCCGATAGGAAAAGTAGATATGTAGGAATCGTTATCGTAGACCACTAATAGGATTTTCATATTTTAGTTTCTTTCCGCTATTAGAAATGTTCTTGAAAATATCTTGGCCTCCTTATTTTTCTCTATCTTTCTTAATCATCATATCCCAATACCTTAATTTTTTAGCATTCTTTTCTTCGTCCGGCAAAATAACCTTATGTCCATCGCCGAGTATGGTTTCTATACTACGGCATTGGTCTATCACCGTCCTGATAGCATTTTCTTCCATAGATGATGCTTGGTCGCTGCCCTCCATCGCCCTTGACAGTGTAATGTGTATCTCTAATGTCGTCGCACCTATAGCCGCCGCAACAACGCAGGGCAGGATAGATGGCGAGTGGTTTGAATATCCCACCCCGCAATTCCCGTAATATGACCGCCGCAATGTTTCTATCATATTCAGGTTGCAATCCCCATACTGGCACGGATAGGTAGATACGCAATGCATAAAGGTAATTGGACACTTACCCCAGAACATCTTAAACGCCCTGTCTATATCGGCTATCGTAGACATACCTGTAGCGATAAATGTATGCTTGCCCCTTTCAGCAACCTGTTCCAAAAAAGGAATATTAGTCAGCATAGCCGAAGCCACCTTATTATATTTCTGGTCATACTTATCAAGAAACTCTAATGATGGTATATCCCAAGCGGAAGCAAACCAACCTATACCTACTTCCTCGCAATAACGATTTATCTCACCATAATCCCATTCGGTAAATTCAAGTCCTCGTTTCTGGTCGCCCTGCGTATGACCCCACCTACTTTCTCTTGGACTTGCCAAAAATTCAGGAGTATAAACAATATCTGTGGTGCGTTTCTGGAACTTAACCAAATCACACCCAGCGTGTTTCGCCATCTGAATTAAATGCTTGGCAGTATCTAAACTTCCATTGTGGTTAATCCCTATTTCGCCGATTATAATCATTTTTTACCCCTTTATCACTGTTTAGTTGACAACCAAATAATGAATGTGAATATTTTAACGGTATTTTTATCATAATCCCTTTGCCGTCCACCCGCCGTCTACATAAATATCGCTGCCCGTAATATAGGATGAGGCATCCGATGCCAGAAAGACACACGCACCGACAATATCTTCCGGCTTGCCCCAGCGTGGTAATATCATCCGTTTATCTCTGGCGGCCTTTTCGTCCGGGTTACCAAAGGATTGGAAAGTCATCTCTGTCCGGATGTAGCCAGGGCATACATTGTTAGCCCGAATACCATACTTTCCGTGGTCCACCGCTATTGTTTTAGTTAATTGCCGTAGAGCCGCCTTGCTTGCCTGATAGATAGGATTGTCCGGAAAGCCAAGTTCAGCGCCGAGAGAGGTAATGTTAATAATTGACCCGCCACCATTGTTTTTCATTACCTTTGTCGCCGTATAACATAATCTATAAGCCATCCAGAAATTAGTTTCCATCATATCCTGCTGATATTCAGGGTTGTTTAATCCAGCGCAATTTATAAGAACATCTATTCCGCCGAGATTAGGATTAGTCTTATCAACCTTTATGTCAAAAGTGATAACATCAGCGCCGGCTTCCCTAAATCCAACAACAAGAGCCGAGCCAATACCACCAGATGAGCCGGTAATATAAACCTTTTTACCTTTAACGCTAAACATTTACCTCCGCCGCAAATTGTTTGGTCTGGGCTTCAATGTCCACGCCGACTTCTTTACTCCATAATGATAACAAGCCATTAAAAACTTCACCACGTTTCCCACTACCAATTTTTATCCCATTAATTTTCACGCAAGGCAAAGCCGAAAAAGCCGTGCTGGTAAAGAATGCCTCGTCTGCGTGAACAACATCATAGAGTTCAATGTTACACACTTTACTGCGTGAATAAATATCTAAAATAAACTGGCGCCGGGTTCCACGCAGAACATTCCTGCCGTGCGGCGTGAATAAGCAGCCATTTTTTACAATAAAGAAATTTGACCCTGTTCCCTCTGCTACAAATCCATCGGGGTCTAATAGTAAAGCGAAAGCATTCGGGTCATTTAATAACGCTACCTGCTGATTAGCCACCTGATAATGTATCCGACTTCTATTTTTAATCTTATTTTCCAAATATTGCGATGGAATAGCCCGTTGTAATGGCGTAACGGCGTGTATGCCATCATCATACAGGTGGGCTATACCGGCTACGGTATATTTGACAGGGAAATCGCTGATACATACCGTAGCGCCGGATTGACCCAACATCTTCTGATACATCGGCAATACCCCCCTGCTGACATTTATCATAACCCTATGTTCGTCAGTTGGCAGGAAGGCGTCTTTATTGGCGTCCACCACCATATTTACCAAATCTTCCATATCCTCTATGGTTTCCGTAATAGGTATAGCCATCTGCTTAATCCCACGATATAATCTTTCAAGGTGCTTTCTTAAAAGGAACTGCTTGCCATTAAAGGAACGAGTCATCTCAAAAACCATATCGCCAAACATAAGAGCCGAGTCATATATTGATATGTTGGCCTGGCTTTCAGGAACTAACTTACCATTAAGATAAACAAGACGGTTAGTCATTTGCTTTTTTCCTTTCTGACGACATCTTTGTCGTCGTGATGGGAACTAAACTCCATCAACACAAAGTCGCAGAACTCATCTGGATTGATAAACCGGTGGTAGATACCGGCTGGTATGTCAATAATGTCATCAACACCGAATTTATATGATTGACCGTCCAATTCAATGACTCCCCGGCCATCAAACCCCCAAAATGTTTCGGCTTTTTTGGGATGGCAATGCAAAGAACCCTGATGTAATGGTGATATGCGAAGAATTTTACCGCAATATTTAAGATTAACAATAACTTCTTCCTGTCCCCATACTTTTGGGATTATTTTGGTAATTTTTCTCACCATATTGCCCGCATATAGTCCAATAATGGATGTCCTTTTTTAGCCGCCAGCCAATTACAATATTCTAAATCTTCTTCGGTGTCTATCTCTATTGTCTTGGGCGTAAGGAATCCAAGCACATCCTTACCCCATAAAACACCTTCGGCTACCTTGCCGGTCTTAAAGATGTCAATTACGCCATTACCTTGTATGGTTTCGGTAAAGAATTGGCGTGGATTGTGAATGTCTTCAAGTTTAATGTTGTCATTATAAGGAACAACACTATCAAAATAACCAACACTACCACGATATATACCCCTCTTTAAATACTTGTCGGCAGATTCCGAAAGAATATGCCCGGAACATAAAGAACTGTAACCCGGGTTAGAATTCCAAACATCAACCGCTTTCTTTAATAACACCGGATTGCGGAATGGCGTGGTGGGGCGCAGGTAGATAATTTCATTATATCCCCATAATCTGTTAAGTCCCGCCCGGATAAAATCAGCCACCACCTCTATGTCTGTTTGAATATCAGAACCACCGTTAGCCCTTTTGTGGCGGGTGCCGGAATACTTATTGGTAATGCCTAATATTTCATCGCTGTCAGAAGAAACAACAACAGGGTAACCAAGCAGCCTGCCAGCGGCGATAGACCAGGCGAGTAATGGATAGCCGCCCAAATCACGAAGATTTTTTAATGGGACATCCTTACTGCCGATACGAGCCGGAATTAAAGTAATCACGTAACCTCCGTTTTTTTAATAATCTTGACCGCCGAACCCGGCAAATTTATAAACCCCTGCACGGTTGCCTCTGTATCCTTAGCCAACTTCGGGTCAAATATGCGGATACGTTTTAATTGAATCTGGATAGCCTCTATAATATTTTCAGGATTAAGATTACCGGTCTTACCCACCCCCAAATCATACTTGCCGCCTATAAAATCCCCTAATACCGGAAGAACTTGGGCAACCGCAGAAGGGGTTGCCTCCGACAACTTATTACCGGAAATCAAAAACGTGAGAGCCATTAAAGCGGCTGTCTTGGCTTGGGTTATCATTGCCTCCTTATATTTTTCGGGATTACGAAGAACACTAACCACATCTGAACTTCCCAGCACTTTTGCCAACTGGGCAAAGTTTTTAGAAAACATTGTTGGGTCTGCTTCAATCTTTTTGAGTATGGCATTAGCCACACCCTCAACCGAACCCAATTGAACCCCTTGCCGGAGCAAGGACTTCCGTATTGTTATCGGGTGATGTTTCAACGCTCTGGCTATACCTAATATATTCGGGTCGTTTTGATAAGCGAGAAATATTTCCTTGTCTTGTTTAATGTTTATAGGTCTTGCCATCTTATTCACCCTATTGTTATCCAGTTAATATCCGATTGCCTATCTATTATATTATATCACATAAGTTAAAAAGATGCACAATTCAGTATTATCTGGAAATAAGCACCCAAACTATGGTAGGAGTATATGATTAAACGAACGCTACGGGGTTACAGTAATGACTTTAAGGCAAAAGACATAGTGGGATACCACCCAAAGAAAGAAAAGACGAACCAGATAGGGTAGGGTGGATTATATTAGAAACTGTCAGAGGGGACTATATATATACATCCATACGGGGGGTGGGGAGGGGTATGGCGGGGTATTGCTTATCAGCATATGGACATCCGGGTATATCCTCCGCAGGGTATCCACAACCGGATAACATTGTCTGCTAAACCACTTTCACCCCTGCTGATACACAACAACTTGCCCATAGTATATAATATTACCTCTTATCTTGGGGCAAGAAGATATGGCAGAAGAAACCCATCCTAATACATCTTATCCTAATACCGGATGTGTCATCCTGAAAACCTGTTAATAATGATTCACTGGTTTTACTGTCTGTTTTAGTCTCTGTGGGCGATTCTAAGCGGCTTTTATTGTTATCTTGATATGTAACCATTGGCATATTTCCCCTTTAACTGCTTGTCCGGCAAGCAAATCAGTCAGGATGCAGGTGTATTCTAAACCGTTCCCCTCATCTGTTTAATTGCCCTCTATACATTATATCACTTGATTTAGAATTATGCACAACAATCCTATAATAATGCTATAATAATGCACTGTGTAAATAATGCACAATGCTAAAGCGTGCTTTTAAAAAACCGTTAAGAAAGACCCCAGACCCCAAAGAAGTGTGTATATATTCTTTAGTACTTAAGTACTTAAGTAGTAGTGCCTGTGTATAAGTAGGTA